CACTGCACCTGCGCCACCACCTCTGGCGGCACTGGATACATTGACCAGCGTGGTGAGGCGCTTGTCTTAATCTCTACGAGCCCCGGTTCACCTACCACCGTGCGGTCCAGGCTTCCCATCACCCACGGGATTGCCTTCATCCGCACGATGCCGTTTGAGCGCTTAAGTTTGCGCCCTGTTTCAATCTCATAGAATGTTGCGACTGCATCCTCCAGGATGATGCCCCGTTGGGCCGCTGCGCCCGCTGGCTCTGGCTCATACTTGCCCAACTTCTCTGCCCAGAGTTGGTATGGAGTCTTGTAGGGGTTGAGCCCTGCAATGACTGATACCTCGGTGGCTGTGATGCCACCCCTGCGCAGTGCGAACCACTCTGGGCTCCGCTGCGCTGCCTTCACGAACTCGTACTGCTTGCTCACTTGACCTCCTCCTTTGCCTGCTTCAATAACAACCGTGCCTCATCGAGCCTGAAGCCACCCTCTGGCTTGTAGATGTCCACCAACCTCTGGTAGTGGCGCACCTTGCAAGGTGGGCAGAGTCGCTGCCCGATTTGAGGCTTGACCTCTGACTGCTGCTTTGCCTCGCAAACGAGGCATTTCCATCGAATCATTCTGCCTCCTTTGCGCCTTCAAGCGCCGCGTCCACTGCGTCCTGGGCGTAGTGCTCGGCAATCTCTCGCCAGTCCACGCGCCCGAGCGCCGTCCCAACGATGTCACCGAGGAGTCCTTTGTGCTCTCCCAAGTCCTCCGTGATGCGCTCCTCCAGCCAGTCTGCGAGTTTGCCCGTGACCTCGTGTAGCAGGTCATCGTCGGCTGGCATCAACTCCTCGGCAATCTCGTCTGCCTGTTCCGATACCCCGAGGCTGCCGCCCGCATAGCCGTCGTTGTCAATCCAAAGACTGACCAGCCAGGTTTCTTTGTTCGTCCATCCGTTGTAGGTCGTGTCCTGTTCCGTCATCTTGTCCTCCTCTCTCTGCTTACGCCATCGAGCCCAGTGCTAGGAATAGCACCATCGCGATTGCCCAAACTGCTACTGCTAGTGCCTCTGCGAGCGTTGTCACTTTGCGCCTCCCTTCTTTGCCTTCTTGCTCTTTGTAGGCCCACCTGCCCCGGTCATAAACTCCTGCGCAATGCGGCGCTCCAGCGCCGCTGCGATTCTCTGCCCCAGGTCGCTGTCCTCGGACAGAATCTGGAGATGCGGAATGTTCGTGTCCAAGAGTGCGAACTTCTTTGGCTTGCTCACTTTGCCTCCTCCTTCACTTGCTGGTACGAATAGATGACCGTGTTCACTCGCTCCTTCTCGCAAAGGATGCAAAGTGGCGTGTCGGGCAACTTCGTGAAGTGCTTAGGGTTTGCGCCGTGCTTGAATGCCTTGTCCATATGGTCAAAGCACACCACGCGCCCGTCCCTGTATTGCCAGCGTGGCTCCTGCCATCGAACGGGCGCGCCATCCGCGTGACCCTTCGCGCCGCTCATTATCGCGCCGCCTTGCGTGTGCAGGACTTAACTGTTGCCCAGGAGAGCGCGTGCTTTTCATCTCGTGGAGCGTCACCGTTGTCGCTGTATCCGCCGTAAACATTTGCGATTGCCTGCGCTGCTTCGCTAACGCTTTGCGCGTCTGCGATGACGGTGCGCTTTGCGAGGTCTGCGCATTCCGATGCGTGAACTGCGAACATCTTGCCGTCTGTCGTGTGTTCGCTCGTGACCTTGAACTTGCTCATCTGTTTCTCCTCTTAGCAGCCCCACCGTCTGGTGGAGTTCCTCCTGCTGAAACGCATTCTATCCGTTTCTTGGGGTTGCTGTCTACACCCTATTTTGAGCACGAAACAGGGGTGCCCCCAGCCTGGGAGGAGGTCCAGGCTGGGGGGTTGCAGCACCGCTAGGGTGCTGCTGCGTCATCCTCCTCGGAGGCTGCCATCAGGAACTTCAGGCAGCGTGTGCAAACACTATTGGACGCAACGAGAGTGCGCCGTGGATTGACCACCACGGGCTCCTCGTTGAATCGCCAGACGCGGTTCAGTCCACCGCACACCGAGCAGTATCCGAACAGCGACTGGTCCGGGGTGTCTAGGTCGTGAGGCAAGGCAGCACGCGGAGGTCATCCCATCCGAATGGGCCCACCGTGAGTGTCAGGAGCCCCGCAGGTGCGACTACGCCAGCCTGCTCGGTGAACCACTGACTGCCGCCATCGAGCGCTGGCGCTTGGAAGTGCGTGCGACTCCCTGACTGCTTTACCACCAGATGGTGGTAGTGCCCCGTCAGGAGGATGTCCGCATCACCAATCGGCTGGAGCCCGAATGCCTGCTTGCCCCACCACGATTCTGCGGAGCCCCTCACCTGATGCCCGTGTGCGAGTCCAACGATGGTTCCGTTCACATCCAGCGTCAGCGTCAGTTCATTCTTTGGGAATACAAAACTGATGTGGTCATAGTCCGGGTTGGCGCGAATAATCTCAGCCACCTGTTCCATCACCGCAACATCGTCGTTGTCACCAAAGGTCGTGTACGCCTTGCCGCTCTGCCTATTCTCCCCGTGGTTGCCTGGTACTGCTGCGACAATAATGCGAGGCGCGAATGTTGCCCAGCGCGTGAGCGCCTTCACCAGAATGCGGCGCAGCACTGTGGTCTGCTCTCTCCTGTCCAAGTCAGCCTGGAATGCTTGCATCGCATAGTGCCCCGAGCAGGACTCAAACAAGTCACCGAGCCCTACGACAACCATCTTGTCAAGTGGGCGTCCCAACTTGCGCAACTCGTGCCAGCGCTGTTCCACCTCGTTAATGCCTGACAAGAATCGGGTGACGATACCAGCGGAGCCTCCGCCCTCACCCTTGCCCATCTGGAAGTCGGAGAGCGCGACAATCATTGCCATCTCGCCGTCCAGCGTCGCAACCTTCTTTGGCTTGTGACGCTTAATCTCCTCCATCAGCGCGGCGAAGTCAGCGCCCAAAGGTGCACGCTTCTGCACCACCTTGCCCTTCCACTGCCGATTCAGGATGCCGCCAGGGTCACCCCACACATTAAACAGGACGGGCTCCACGACTGCAAACTGCGCCGGGTCAAGTCCCCAGACTTTCAGGATGGCATCCCAGTCTGGTGCGTTGTCGGCTGGCATCGCCGTGGAGGTGATAGTGCCCTGCTTGCCGTCCCACGACACGCCAGGCTCCCAGCCCTCGGGGTGCTCTCGTTTGGGCCTCTTAGCGCTTTCAATCTCTTGCTGTACTGCGAGAATCTCGCGCAACTCTTTGTTCATCGTGAGCACCCGCAGTCACCGCGTCGGTGTCGGTTCACATTGAACTGGCGCCAATCGATGCCCTTGCCCGAGAGCCAAACCTCAACCGCCTTGCCCGTGATGTCCCTGCGCTCCAGCGCAGCGTCCAGCGCAGACTTATCCGAGGCGCTCAGCCCCAGGAGTTGATACTTGCAAGGTGGACCCTTGCGCACCTTTGTGTCCATCTCTCCTCCTCTGCGCGGGCTGACTACTGCCCGCTCACCTCATCGTCAGGGATGGCTCCGCGCCTGTCAAGCCCCTAGTTTGTTCCGATACACGGCAGCCTCAACCGCGTTGCCGATTGCCTCCTCATCCAGGCGGATGCCACGCTTGGCGCACTCAGCGCGCACGAGCGCAATAGCGGCTGCCTTCTTGTCCTCTCCTGCCTTGCTCTTGAGCGTCTGCTCCACCGAGGCAACCGTGGCTGCGGCAATGCGCTCCAGCATCGCGTAGTGCTCCGCCGCCATCCGTGCCTTCAGGTATCCGATGACCGCATTGGCAAGCCAGCCCAGGGCTCCGATGACCACTGGCACGAGCGCCACGATGAGTGCGTTGATGAGGTCGCTGACGAATGGGTCCACTGCTATGCCTCCTTGCGGCTGACAACTATCATTGCGGGTGGCGTGGAGAATCCAGCCTGCCCCTTTGAGTCACGGAGCGTCCTGACCTGCTCCGGGGTTGCGGAGCGCCCAGGCTTGCCCTCCTGCATTGTAGGACATGCATACTGCCAGCCTGTGCCGTCGTGCGCCAATACAACCCAATGCCCGTATGACGCCAGCGGCTGCTTGCGCCAATAGTCGCGTTGCCACTTGGAGCGCAGCGGCTCATCGACTGAGCGCTGACTTGCCTGGATGTTGAGGATGAGCGCCGCGCCGCCCTTGACCTCGTTGCTGGCTTGGCTCCAGTCATACACGATGCGTGCCTTCAGCCCGAGAATCTTGGCGGCATCTCGGACTTGGGCCGCGCTCGTGCCCTCTGCTCCGGTCGCTGTGTCGCGCCTACCTGCCTGCTCACACGCCTTGTGCGCCTGTTTCGTGGATGTATTCACGCCCAGATAGGTGGCAGCCGTGGCAACGCTTGCTGGTCCGCAGTCATCCATCGCCTTGACTCC